ACGATGTGATCAACCAGATCGCTTCAGAGCAGACTGAGAAAGTGTTGAATGCTGCTTTGGAACATCTGCTTACCCCGAAAGAGATAGAGATTATAAAGGGGCGGTACGGTCTCGAAGGCACACGCAAATCACTGGATGAGTTAGGCGCGGAATATAATGTTTCCCGTGAGCGAATAAGACAAATAGAAAACAAGGCGCTCAATAAACTACGAAAGCCGTATGTACGTGAGTTCTTTGAAGAGAATATGTGAATACAAAACAGAAGCACAACGAGAGGAATTACTGATGAAGTCATTACAAGACATGTTCAAGGACGCACTCGCTAACATCGAAGGCGATAAGTTTGACGATGCCATACCGAACCTGAACACGATCATCGAACTGCATCCGCTCGTCGTTGCATCCTTTGTGCAGCGGGGTCGAGCGCACTGGGAGATGAAGCGGTGGGACAAGGCTAGAGAAGATTTCAGCCGAGCCTTGGAACTTGATCCAAACAGTGCGGATGCCAAGTGGACGATGGGTCTGATTGAGTTACAGACCGGCGACTTCAAGCGTGGTTGGGAATTGTATGACCAACGATGGGACAGCAGCGTTTTCAACTCGCCGAGACTCAAGACCAAACTCCCTGAGTGGCGACCGTACCGTGCCTATCAGTCTGTACTTGTGTGGTGTGAGCAGGGTATTGGCGATCAGTTGCTGTACAGCAGCCTGTTGGAAAAGGTCAGAAGTTGTACGAAGAAAGTCACGGTGATGACCGATATCCGCCTGATTGGATTGTTTCAACGAGCGAATCCTAACATCACTTTCATCCCGCATGACTCCAAGGTGAAGAACTCCGATTACGACTCGCAGATTGCAATTGGCAGTATCGGTAGACACTTCATTGAGACACAGGCTGATATCGAAAAGTATGCTCAGTACAAGTACATCAGGCACGACACCAAGCGTGGCGAACAGGTACAGCAGGAGTTAGGTCTGACTGGCGAAGAGTTTGTTATCGGTCTGTCGTGGGCAAGTACTGCACCACGTATCGATAAGCACAAGAGCGTGGCGCTAGAGGAATTGATCGGGCTTTGGGATATCCCCAACGTCAAGATCGTCAATCTTCAGTATGGCAAACCTGATCATGACATTGAGCCATTCGAGGAGAAGACGGGCAAGCAAGTATGGCAGACCACCGTCAGTAACTTTTTTGACTTGGAAGGCGTGGCCGCGATCATGTCATTGTGCGATGCGGTGGTGTCAGTCAGTAACGCTAACGTGCATATCGCAGGAGCGTTGGGTAAGCCGACGTATGTACTTGATGCGAACAAGTTGTGGTATTGGAATCACAAGAACGGGCGTAACAGTCTGTTCTATCCGTCAGTCAAACTATTCCCCCGCGAGAGTATGACGGCTCCGTGGACTAATCAAATTCAAGAACTCATTCAGGAGATTAGAAATGACTTCAAACGATGATGACGATGTGTCTTACTTAGATATCAAACCTGAACACGTGGTGCAGTTACCAGCACAGGAAAAAATTTGGGCACAGATTGGGGAGGATTTAAAACTTGCTCATATTGATTGGGAGATCATTACAGCGATGGCGAATCAGTTCGACGAGAACCACCGACAAGGTAAACCCAAGTCGCAAAGCGAAGTGATGAGTAAACTATTAGTACTGGTGCGAGATGAGACGAGGAAGGAGTGCGAAAAATGAATCAAAGCCTTGAACAACAGATAAGAAATAGATTTCCGACGCTCGACTACAGTATTGACGAAGATGCCATAGGCATATTTGATGGCGTATTTTCTGATGAATATTGTCAAAGTTGGATCAAACACTTTGACAAAGTGAATGCGGCAGGAATGTCTTACTCCCGAGTTCAGGCTTTTGACCGCCCATCTCATATAACAAAAGATCAGGCTATAGATTTTGTTAATTGTTCTCTGTACGCAAATGACGAGTTACAGATTGAATGTACTGGGTTTAATGATGGATTCTGGACAGCCTGTTATCCGCTTTATGCTGAAAAATATTCAGTGCTTAAAGAAGCGGAACCACACAAAATTTATTCAGTTAAGATTCAAAAGACTGTGCCGGGCGGTGGTTATCATGTGTGGCATTTTGAATCAATGCGACGTTCACAAGCGGGTCGCATGATGACGTTTATTCTATACATGAACGACATAGTAGACGGCGGCGAGACAGAATTTTTGTACTTGAGTAAACGTGTTCAACCTAAAACAGGACGGCTTGTACTCTGGCCAGCCGCGTTCACTCATACCCATCGTGGCAATCCGCCGCTAAAGGGTAACAAGTACATTATGACGGGATGGGTAGAACTTTAATGGTGAGAGATGAGACGAAGAAATAAAAAAGAACCTAAAGTCTACACACGAAAGTCCAGATTCAACTTGGCTCTGTCGTATGAGCAATACTTGTTCCTGTTGGAGCGTAAGCGCCGAGCCAAAGAACTTGACGAGCGTATGACCTATAAGGATTTGATGGTGCTGTGGAATCTGCCACAGCATCACATGGCAACAGCAGTACACCGAGGAATTAGACAGTATGACGAACGAATCAAAGCAGAAGGTGGAACAGTCGAGCAGCGTGACGGTAGACGATATGTCGCCCCCCGGCGCGTGGAAGGACGAGATGAACGCCGCTCCGTGGGGATACGGCCAGTCTCAACAAAAATTGTTAGAACGGTCATTAGAAAATATTCGCAGGGCGGGGCTGTTCAACGAGGCTACAGTGATTTTATTAGAGATCAATACTTTGAAGACTGAATTGGAGTCGTTACGTGGAACTAGAAGATGATATCCTTGATTTGATTCAGGCACTCCCTGCCGATATCAACGATGCCTCGACGACAACAGAGATGAAGTTTCTCACCGTGGGCAGCGTGTTGTGGGCATGTCGAGATGAGATCATTTACTTGAGGAAAGAAGTGGAGCGTTTGAGGAATGACGGTCGTCGTAAAAGCAGAAAGAAGATGTACGGAATGTAAGCGCAAGTTTGCAACCGCAGGTTCGTTTCATGGGCATAAATACGGATTTGGGGAATGTCGTTCACTGGAAGCACTACGGCTAGCAGGGTTTGTCGAGACGGGTAAGGGGTGGAAAAAGGTTATGGTGGTTAACACATGATTTATTCTGGAGCAGCCCCGCTTTTGCGGCACATATACTGTTGGGTAGAACCCAACACGTTCGGTAATACCGATTGGCTACGAGTATCGTGGTTCGGTCTGGTCAGCCATCCTGGTCGCACGTGGGGATGCCATGTGATGCTTGAATGTGGCGCGGTATATCGCAACGTGCCGCTGCATCGACTGTCACACAAAACTTTGGATACGCCATGGAATCCATCCGACGCACAGACATGGGATTGTTACGGACATCAGTTCAGTCTGGTGGAGTACCCGTTCCTTGAAGCCGTGCCGGTGCGCGTTAAGTTGCGCTCCAAGGTAGAACTGACTGGTCGCTACGTGTTCACAGCCATCCCTATGCTTGATGGGTTTAGCCTTGAGCCAGAGCAATCAAAAGAGTTCTACTTCATCAAGTTGGACAACGGCAAGTTCACGGCGCAGCCGACTAACCACATCCTTGTGCAAGACAAGTCTTTCGTTACGATATCTGAGTGGCCAAAACTTGAGCGGCAAACGGACACGTGGAGCGTAGACCCATGAGTTTCGTAACGCTTGATTTTGAAACGTACTATGCCAAGGACTTCAGCCTGACAAGGCTTACGACCGAGGAGTACATCAACGACCCTCGCTTTGAAGTGATTGGCGTGGCCATCAAGATCGATGATGGCCAGACTAAGTGGTACACGAAAGATATAAAAGAACAGTTGTCTAAGATTGATTGGGCTAACTCCGCAGTTCTGTGCCACAACATGCAATTCGATGGAGCAATCCTAGCGTGGCGATACAACATATTGCCTGCGAGGTACTTCGATACTCTCTGCATGGCACGGGCAATTCATGGTGTGGATGCAGGAGGTTCGCTAGCTAAGCTGGCAGAACGTTATGCTCTGGGCAAGAAAGGTACAGAGGTTGTCGAGGCACAGGGCAAACGGCTGAAGGATTTCACCGAGGCCGACCTCGCACAGTACGGTAGGTACTGCATCAATGACGTGGAACTCACGTTCAAACTGTTCTCAGCGATGTTGGAGAACGGATTCCCCGGCCCGGAACTAGACCTTATTGATATGACGCTGCGCATGTACACGCAGCCGGTCTTAGCGGTCGATGACGCACTGCTTGTGTCACGCCTCGAAGAGATCAAGGAAGAGAAGACATCGTTACTCAATGGTCTGAAGGGTATCTTGCAAGTAGGCGACGAGGAAGAAGTCCGCGCTAAGTTGGCTAGTAATCCACAGTTCGCAGCCATCCTGAAAGAGTTTGGTGTGGATCCACCCATGAAAATTAGCCCCGCCACGGGCAAGGAAACATTCGCACTCGCCAAGAATGACGAGGGCTTTATTGAGTTGCTTGAACACGAAGACCCTGACGTACAACAACTGTGCGCAGTTCGTCTGGGTACTAAGTCCACCATCGAAGAGTCGCGTATTGAAAGATTCATCGGTGTGGGAGAGCGCAATCGTGGGTTACTGCCTATCCCGCTCAAGTATTACGGAGCGCATACCGGGCGTTGGGCAGGTGCAGATGCAATCAACTTCCAGAACTTGCCGAGCCGGGACAAGAAAAAGAAGGCGTTGAAAAATTCTATTCTGGCTCCGCCCGGACACTATGTCGTCAACTGTGACAGTAGTCAGATTGAGGCACGTGTATTGGCGTGGCTTGCCGGGCAAAAGGATGTCGTCGAGCAGTTCCGCAAGGGCGAGGATGTGTATTCGATCTTTGCTAGTAAGGTCTACGGCAAGACGATCAGCAAGTCGTACCCCGTCGAGCGGTTCGTGGGCAAGACTTGTGTGCTTGGATTGGGCTACGGAACCGGGGCGAAGAAACTTCAGCACACGCTGAAGACACAACCGCCGGGTGCTGACTTACCCGAGGAAGAGTGCAAGCGCATCGTCGATCTGTACAGGCAGGAGAACAACAAGATCATCGAACTCTGGCGCGAGTGTGATACCGCTTTGAACCACCTGATTGAGTGGCCACATAAGGCTAATGAGTACACACTTGGCGCTCTACCAGCCGTCTGGGTTACACCGCATGGCTTAAAACTTCCTAACGGACTCTTCATTAGATATCCCAATCTAAGAATGAGTAATGGGAAATATATCTACGACTCACGTAAAGGTGTGGTGAATATCTGGGGCGGGGCGATGGTGGAGAACATTGTCCAAGCCTTGGCCAGAATCATCGTTGGCGAGCAAATGCTCAAACTGCAAGAACGCTATCGTCCCGTGCTGACGGTTCATGACGCTGCCGTGTGCGTTGTGCCGAGGCCCGAGATCGAAGAAGGCATGGCTTTTATTACACAAGTCATGTCCACCCCGCCCGAGTGGGCGGCAGGGTTACCTGTCGCTTGTGAGGCTAAATACGGAGAATCATATGGAGAGTGTTAACGATAAATTGCAGAAAGCCGCTGCTGGAATAAGCGGATGGTGTGGCGGTTGCAGTACCCGTCTTGAGTACGCTACTCCCAAGGTAATTGGATTGTATGTTCCGAATGGTGGTGGATCAAAAGGGATTTATATACTTTGTGAACAGTGCCACACTGCTATTACTACACACGCCGAAGACTATGAAAAATTACTAGAACATGTTGAGAAACGCATGGCGGCTCATTCTGCTATAGGCAATACAGAAGGTAGTGCTTGAAATGATTAAGTGGTCTTTCTCTGGCTTGAAACAGTACGTTAATTGCCCTCGCCAGTACTACGAGGTCAAGGTTCAACGTAACTACGAAGTCCGTGAGACTGAGCAAATCAGGTACGGCAAGGAAGTCCACAAGGCGTTGGAAGACTATGTCCGTGACGGAACCCCCCTTGCGAAAAATTACCTGCGCTTTAGATCATTAGTTGATCCACTGATTTCAATAGATGGCGATAAACATGTTGAACATGAGATGGCACTGACGGCTAACAAGGAGCCATGCGACTTTCACTCCCCGGATTACTGGGTGCGGGGTATCGCCGATCTATTGATAATCAGTAATGACACTGCATTCATCGTGGACTACAAGACCGGGAGCGCGAAGTACCCCGACCCGAAACAGTTGAAGTTGATGGCGCTGCTAACTTTTTCGCACTTCCCGACCGTGCAACAGGTAAAAGGTGGGCTGCTGTTTGTAATGCACAATGCGTTCATCACTGATACATATCATAAGGATCAGACCGAAGATTTGTGGGGCGCCTTCCAATCAGATTTATTTCGACTCGGCCACTCGTACGAGAACGGTGTGTGGCCACCTAACCCAACCCCATTGTGTGGTTGGTGTCCCGTGGTAACGTGTGAATTTCACAAAGAGAGGTAATATGAGCGAAGATATTTTCGGCACAGACCCGCATCACTTGGTTCGACGCTACGCCCCAGATACAAGTCACGCAGCGGCGCATTCGGTGGATACGACTAAACTTGAAAGAATAGTCTACGAAGCAATCAAAGGGCATGGCCTTAACGGTTGCATAAGTGATCATGTGAGAGCAATGTATCCTACCTATCCATACAGTTCGATAACCGCAAGATATAGAGCGTTACTCGACAGAGGTTTGATTATTGATTCTGGCGCACGTATGCCCGGTAAATCTGGACGCAATCAGCGTGTGCTTGTAGCAACATGTTGGCTTCCGCAGGAGATGATAAATGCCTTACGTAAACAAATCCCGTCCGTACAAGAAAGAGTACAAGCAACAAGTGGAGAGGGATGAACACCCCGACCGCATGGAGCGACAACGTGCCCGTCGTTCATACGACAAGAAGGGCATCAGCCGTAAGGGCAAAGATATCGCCCACGTCAAAGCGTTGTCGAAAGGCGGTAGCAATAGCGACGGCACTAGGCTAGAGTCGCCAAGCAAGAATCGTTCGTTCCGTCGCAAGTCGAACGGAGCGATGAAGTAATTCCGCACAAGGCATGAGTGTGTAGGAGTAAAGGAAGCCCACTTATCCACCCACTTGCTTCCTTGCGTTTTCATCGGCGCATAACCATGCCTGTTAGGATCAGTTGCTTGTGTATTCACATTCCTCGGCTGAGTCCTAACCGACTGGCCCCCGTAAGGGGCTTTTATTGAGGAAACGATGCAAGTACTAGAAGACAAAGCGTTACAACTCACGCTACCCGCGCCACTCGCGGAAAAGACAGTTGAACTAATTGATCGGTGCAAGGTTGTGCAAGACCTTGGCACTCGTAAGAACGTGGTCGTGTTCTGGGATTACGACGAGTCATCTGCTCTCGCGCAGATTCTGGACACGGCTAAACCTAGTCCTGAGATTCCTGACGTACTGTCCCCCATCATGCGGGACTACAACTGGCCGGGAGTTTTCAAACCGTTTGATCACCAGAAAGACACTGCGTCTTTCCTGTCGCTACGACGACGGGCGTTCTGCTTCAACGAAGCCGGGACAGGTAAAACTTCTGCTGCCGTATGGGCAGCGGATTACCTCATGACATTAGGACATGTTCAGAGGGTACTAATCATTTGTCCGTTGTCGATTATGCAGTCCGCATGGCAAGCCGACATCTTTAAGACCGCGATGCACCGCACGTGTGGTATCGCACATGGCACGGCTGAGAAGCGTAAAAAAGTTATTGGCAGCACGTACGAGTTCGTCGTGATTAACTTCGACGGTGTGCATACCGTCTTCGACGACATACAGAAAGCCAACTTCGATCTCATCATCGTAGATGAGGCCAACGCCTACAAAACTACGACGACCCGGCGCTGGAAAACTCTCGCTAAATTAGTCCGACCAGACACACGGTTGTGGATGATGACCGGCACACCGGCTGCGCAATCGCCAATCGATGCGTTTGGTCTCGCACGTTTGATCTCACCGGATCGTGTACCCAAGTATTCAGGTGCTTGGCGCGACCGAGTGATGAATCAGTTGTCCAGATTTAAATGGGTTCCGAAGCATAACGCTACGCAGCAAGTACATGATGCACTGCAACCAGCGATACGCTTCACCAAGAAAGACTGTCTTGATCTACCAGAAGTTGTTTATCAGACACGCGATGTACCGCTTTCGCCACAGACGTTGAAGTACTACAACGCACTCAAGAAGCAGTTACTGATTGAAGCAGCAGGGGAACAAATCAGCGCCGTCAATGCAGCGGCTAGTCTGAACAAGTTGCTACAGATATCAGGAGGTGCGGTCTACACCGACAAGCGTCAAGTCGTTGAGTTCGACATCCGACCCCGACTCAGTGCGCTTGAAGAAGTGCTTGATGAAACGTTAAACAAAGTTGTAGTATTCGTTCCATTCATTCACACTATCGAAGTGATCAAAGAGCATCTGAACGGTAACCACATCAGTTGCGAGGTAATTCAAGGCAGCGTATCTCTGAGCGAAAGAACACACATCATTCAAAGATTTCAGAATGATCCCGAGCCTCGTGTTCTTATCATTCAGCCTCAATCTGCTGCACATGGAATTACGCTAACTGCTGCGGATACCGTGGTGTTCTGGTCTCCCGTGATGAGTGTGGAAACGTATCTTCAATGCATCGCACGTATTGATCGTGTCGGTCAAAGAAATACGATGACGGTTGTGCATCTGCAAGGTTCGGATGTCGAGCGCAGGATGTACAGCATGTTGCAAGGTAAAGTGGATAGCCACCAGAAGTTGGTGGATTTGTACAAACAGGAACTGGAGGAAGACGATGAGCGTGGATACGGAAGAGGTGGTGAAAGCCTACTTGGCTGTTCGGAATGAACGTGACCGGCTTCGTAATGAGTACGAGGCCGCTGATAAAAAACTTGTTGAGGATCTGAAGAAATTAGAATCTGTGTTACTTGACGTGTGTAACACAGTGAACGCAAACAGTATCAAGACTAGCCTTGGTACTGTTATCCGGAAGTTGAACGAGCGTTACTTCTGTAGCGACTGGGACAACTTCAAACAGTACGTGCTTGAGAACGAGGCTGTCGAACTTCTTGAGCGACGTATCAGTCAGGGCAACTTCAAACAGCACTTGGAAGAGCGCGAAGGAGATGGTTTGCCCCCCGGCGTAAACGTGATGCGTGAGTACGGAATCACGGTTCGTAAGGCTAGTTAGGTAAGTAGAGTAAGTAGAGTAAGCAAAGGAGACTCACATGAGTACGGATATTATTTCTAGTTTGAAGAATGATCTTGCCGTCATCGGCGGCTTGGACGAAGACACCAAAGCAGTTGCGGGTAACTCCGCTGCATCTAGCCGACGCATCTCCCTCAAGGGCAATGTGTTCCGCAAGATCGTCAACGGCAAGGAAGTGGGAGCCATCGAAGATCGCCACATGAATGTGATCTTTGTGAAGATGGCACACAACCCGAGCCGCACGTTGTACACGGGTGGATACAAGGAAGGCGAGAAGGTTGCTCCGACCTGTTGGTCGAACGACTCTAAGACTCCCGACCCGGACGTTAAAAACCCGCCAGCCTCCGCGTGTGACAAGTGTCAGTTTAGCGTAAAAGGTTCTGGACAAGGTGGTACTGGCACGGCGTGTCGCTTGTCGTGGCGTACTGCGGTGGTACTGCCGAATGATGTGAAGGGTGATGTGATGCAGTTGGTGCTACCCGCCACATCGGTGTTCGGTAAGGAAGAGAACGGCAAGTGGCCGTTCCGCGAGTATGTGAAGATGCTTGCTAATCACAACATCTCTGCCGGTCGCGTTGTGACCAAGATGCAGTTTGACACCAAGTCACCTGTACCTCGTGTTCTGTTCTCGCCTGTGTCCGGTATCAACCCAGATGATCTCGACGTGCTGACTGATCAGTCCAAGAGTCAGGCCGCTGAGAGTGCTATCAAGTTGACGGTCTATCAGCAGGATGAAGGCAACAAGGAAGAGGCCGTTGAGGTCGCTGCTCCTGTTGCTCCCAAGGTAAGAGAATCCAAGAAGGCGGCTGCTGCTCCTGTTGGGGATGTGGCAGATGTCATCAAGGAATGGTCAAAGAAGTGAGGTAGGCCGTGGCACGGTCGTACAGTCATAAGTTCCTATTATCCCTGCAAAAGGCAGACGGTGATCGGCTTGGTGTTAGGTTGGGGAGACTGTGCGTCGAAGCCAATCTACCGGCTTCATACGTAGCCAAGGCATTAGAGACTTCGCGAATCAGTGTTTACAACTGGTTCAGAGGTGGCGGCATCCGTGAAGATAAACGGAAGATGATTGAGGTATTCATGGACCTCGTTCAAGAAGATATGAAGAGCGGTATCCTTCCTGCCACCAACGTCGTTACGGCGAAACTCTATATTGAATCCATGATAGGAGTGAAGATTTGACCTAATCTGTTGGGTTCGGCGGGAGGGTAACTCCTCCCGCCTTTTTTATCTCTGCGAGTTGGACGATGATAAAACAATTTTACGAGAAGGCTTTACCTTCGCAGGGCGTCTATTGTGTAACAGCAATCGGTAAGGACAACAAAGTCCAGAACCGTTTTACGCAGACGCTTGATGAGTTGGAAGAGATCGTTGATGCATTGAAAGACGAGGGCAAGAATGTCTTCGTCGCGATGAGTACATTTTCTGGATACAGCCGTAAGGCAGACTCCGCGATTTATGCACGGTCATTCTATATTGACCTTGACGTTGATCCCGAGAATCCGAAGAAGTACCGCAGCAAAGACGAGGCGCTAGAGGCGCTAGCTGACTTTATTCAGATCACACAACTGCCACCGCCGGTACGCACAGACTCTGGCGGAGGTATTCACGCTTATTGGTTGTTTGACCAAGACATTCCCATATCAGAGTGGAAGCAGTATGTCTTGAAGTTCAAGGCGTTGTGCAACGATCACATCAAGATCGACAACAACGTGACGGGCGATGCTGCCCGTATTCTGCGCTGCCCTAACACGGTCAACTACAAGAACGACCAAGAGCGTCCGACTCGCTTTCTTGACGAGGACTTTGGTCAATACAGTTTCCAGCAGTTCAAAGAGTACTTGGGAGAAGAGACGAGCGTCGAGGCTATCCTCGCTACGATTACTCCTGACTTGCCTCCCAAGCCAGACAACTTTGAATATGTATTCAGCGATATCGTGATCAAGAGTTTGCAGGGGGGCGGCTGCAACCAGATCAAGAACATAGTTATTAATCAAGCGAGCATCGAAGAGCCGCTGTGGCGGGCGGGACTTTCTGTCGCTGTGAGATGCGTAGATGGCGAAACTTCCATTCACGCGATGTCGAACAAGCACCCTCAATACACTTCAGAAGAAACAGAGGACAAAGCCCGTGCCACCCTTGAAGCCAAGTGGTCTTACAGTTGTGACGCCTTCCACACCCTCAACCCCGCAGGATGCGAAGGATGCCCTCACCGAAACAAGTTTGGAAAATCCGGACCAATCCAACTCGGACGTAGACTCAAGGAAACTCCGACAACCGAAACGTATAGTGAGGAGGACACAGTTCGGGTCTTGGCGAATCCCGAAGAAGTTCCGCTATTTCCTCTTTCACTCGCCCCCTATGTACGAGGACCAAACGGAGGAGTCTGGTACAAGCCCAAGCCCGAGTTTGACGAAGAAGGAAACCCCGTAGAGGCAAAGGCTTTTCAGTTGATCGAAGACGACTTCTTTCCGCTCAAGCGGTTGAAGAGTCCGACCGACGGTGAGTGTCTATTAATGAGACATATATCACCCACAGACCCAGTCAGTGAATTTTTATTCCCAGTTAAGTTTGCATACGCTACGGACAAGTTGAAGGAGTTGCTGCCGTTTAACGGCGTGACGTTCCCGCCTCCGCTCGTCAAGTATGTATCGGAATACCTTATCGCTTGGGACAACTACCTCAAGAAACAGAGAGCAGCAGACATTATGAGAATGCAGATGGGATGGAGCGAAGACTTCACTTACTTTGTCACAGGCGCAGTTGAGATCACGAAGGACGAGACCAAGCCCTCTGCCGTGTCTCCCGCCATCCGTGCCTATGCGAAGTACATCAAACCGACAGGTTCATATGAGGTTTGGCA